ATCTACNNCNGGTGCATCCTGTAACAACTTCACAGGTACGGGGGTATCGAACTTGTAATTGTGCGTACCTAATATGCGTAGCACTCTAGCTGCATCCGCAGGCACTGCTGTATCTATGAGAAACTTGTGTTCGGCGCATAAAGCCTTGAACTTCTCAGCTACCGGCTTCCAGTCCGCTATGTTTACGTCTTCCGTAAATGCCCAGTAGGTGTGTATCCCACCACCTGAGTCCAAAAGCATCGGTTTAGGTAGGTCTAACACGCTACAAAAACGCTTTAGCTCTTGCAGTGCGTGTTGCTTGCTAGTGTGTGGTTTGTCCTCCCCCACATCAATGTCAAGGAACAGAGCTTTGATATGTGAAGCATCTGTTGCCTTACGAGTGCCTTCTTCCTTGAAAGCACTCAACGCGAAATAAGCGTCCCAACCGTTATCGTCGTATCCCGTTGCCTGCGCTGCTAACTCATCTATATCCTCAAATGACAGTGTTCGTGTGTGTCTTTTAAGTTCTGTGTTGTTGCACCAGAGAACGTATACTCCTTGGCTGGGCAGAATCTTCCGCAAGAAAATTCTTGTATCCATAATTGCACCCGTAAAATTCCAAAATGTCTAACGTGTTAGACATCAAGAGACACTGCGGCAGGGGTGTCGCCACACCCTTTTCGGTGTTACCTAGCCGCAGTGGGTATCCCGTTAAGTTAGTCGTCCCACTCCTCAATCAGAGCGGAAACGTCATCATCGTCTGTGGGTGCAGGGGCAGACTTCTTGACAACCTTTTTAGGCTCTTTCGGTGCTGGGGCTTCTTCCTCAACAGAATTAAAGATGTCATCTGAGTCGTCATCTTCCAACTCGACATCGGTGCTTTTTGTGGTATCACTGAACGGGTTATCCGGCTGGGCCACAAACCCACCGTCCACAACACCAAAGGGTGAACGGGACTGCATTGGCTTGAGATCAATAACCTGTACGCCGTTAAGACGTAGGCTAACGCCGGTGCCCTGTACGCTGTAAGGGACAAAGGTAAACGCAAGATTCACGATGCTACCAGAGGTCAACTGAAAGTCTGCTGGTAACTTGTTATTCTTTGCGTCCACTTGCAGAGGGGGTGTTGTTTTATCGGTGCCGTATGCCCCTTTCAACTTGGCTTTACCTAAGAACCTACCGTCCTCCTGTTTCTTAAATGGGAGTGGGAACTTGTCGGGCCAACTGTCCTCTTTCTTTTGCTTGTAAGCGTTCTTCATCGCTTTGTACAGTTCTTTAGCTTCTGCTTCAGCCATTAAAAACGACATAGAGTATTCGGCACCGTCATCCAGTGCATCGCACTTGACAGAACCACCTCTACCTCCGTTAGCGCGATTATCAAACTTGTATGTAGTATCAAGTTTTGGATATAACGCCTCCACATTAGTCATTTGGTAGTGCATAAAATCTTCAGCCATTTTGGTCTCCTGATTGGCTATTTATATTGAACCCTTCCGCTACATTGAACAGTGACTCAACCACAAAACTGGTTGTAATCGCCTCTAGTACATCGTCTTGATCTACTAGCAATCTAATCGTTTCTAGTTCCTCTTCTTCTAACGCTCTTCGTGGGTAGAAAAAAAGTTTTGGCACACTGCTGTTTTCGTCAAAACTAATTCTGGTGACAACCGCCATAGACGGTGTGCCATGCCCACTCAAAAATTTGGCGTAGGCTTGCAAGGGCATACAACTCTTACTTGCCTCTTTACCAAATATACTGCTGGCGGGAACCTGTAACTGATACACCGTATCAAAGTCTGACTCTTCAACGACTGCTAGCCGCTGGTAGAATCGGCAGGCTCTACCCCCCTTCGCTCCAGAACCACGGATATTGTGAGGACAATCCATGCATCTCGAACTTTGTTTCTGATCCTCTGGCACTTCTGCCGCTGGTCTTTGTGTATCTACCGACCAACATGTAGGAGATTTTGTAAGCTGCGGGTCAAACTCTCCCGCATAATAAGAACGTGATACTGGCCCTGCATTTACAATAACTACATCTAACGTAGTTTCAGTGCCGCTCTTCGCCCCAGAAAACTTACCTCCTTGAATACTTATCCGGTGCATTAGATGTCGTCATCAACATCACCAAAACCACCTTCCACATACGCTACTTCGTAGGTTTCCGATGAGCTTTTTTCTTTGTACCGCATCAAAGCATCTGCCACACGATCTAGGTCAAACCGCTGGGTATGTCCTATTTTCACATACATATTTTCTGGTATGACTCCATCACGCGCCCATTTACGAACCGTGGATAGACTCACGCTAAAATGCTTTGCTACGTCTTCGATTGGCACCAGTGTATTCATTTAGACTTCCTCATCGTAAGGACGTACTCCGAATCTACGTTTAGTCCTTTGGGTAACTTATCTGGGTTGTCTTCAAGAAACTGTTTCACGGCACCTTGATGCAGACGCTTTTCAAAAAACTCTGGCACTTGTTCTTCTAGTACGAATTTGTGCATGGACTCCCAATCGTTTGTCCAGTACCGTTGTTTCACTGAGCGATAAAACGTGCCTGCTTCAGTCTTACCACTCTTTTGGCCTGTGGCCTTCAAGTGATCTAAAAGAACAGCCTTAATTTTAGTTTGTTTCGCTTCCAGTTCACGGTCTTCAGAGTCAAAAGCTGCTTTCAATGTTTCGCGCTTTTCTTTTATCTTGAAGAAAACCTTAGTTAACTTATCTATAGGCAGAGTGCTGCCTTCAATGCTCGTATCCATTTGCATCCCCATAGTGGTATTTTATGGTGAGGACTGCATAGTAATAGCAGCTTGTGGCTTACGCAAGTATTTCTTTGTACAAATCTATGATTTTTGTGTGCGTGTCGATCTTATTGTCTAGCAATGCGTACACACGCTTTTCGATGTGCGATCCCTGTAACTGCACGATTGTGCATTTGTGATCCTGACCCGCTCTGTGGATACGAGCATTCGCCTGTGCGTAGGTTTCGACGGAACTTGTTGGCCCCCACCACACTATCGTGTTAGCAGCGGTGAGCGTTACACCATGCGCTGCCGCCTGTGGTTGTATAACTAATACTTTGGGGTCACTCTTCTCTTGAAAGTCTTTGAATATGCGCGTGCGATCTGTTGCCTTGACCGCCCCGCTAATGACCTCTGTGGTGATCTTATCTGCGCGTAGCTTATCGGCAAGCAACTTGATCGTGTGCTTGAACGGCACAAATATCAAAACTTTTTTACTTGATTCGTCTATGACTTCACGCAGCACTTTGTATCGGTGTTTGATGTCAAACTCTAAAGTCTCACCGTTATCTGTATAGATTGCACCAGAACTTATTTGCAGGAGCTTGTTCATATTTACGGCTGCGGTATGTGTAGTGATTTCTTCACCAGCCGCCTGCATAACCATTTTGTCTTTCAGTTCTTTGTAGTATTTGTTCTGTTGCCGGGTTAACTCAACTTCTCGTTTTGTGTAAACAATGTCAGGTAAGTCTAGGCACTCTTCTTTTGTAAACCGTATCGCGGGTTGCAGTGCTTTGAAGACGGTTTCGGTAGCATCGGGTTTGGGTATCCACTTAAAGTTAGTCACTTTGTACATGACCATATCTCTAAACGACCCAAAGAAGCGAGGTACAGCTTTCGGGTTAACGAGTTTTGCTAGGCCGTAAGCATCGACTGGACTTTGCGCTGCGGGTGTACCTGTCAACATCCAAAGCCATTTGTCAGGGCCAAGCAATCTGTTCAGTGTCTTCCACCGCTTCGTCTGTGAGTTCTTGTAGTGTGTGGCTTCGTCAACAATTACTAAATCGAACCCACCTGCTGCTACATCGTCCTCTACGATCTCCACTCCGTCATAGTTAATTATTACAAACTCGGCACTACTGTTGATTACTTCGGCGCGTTTTTTAGCAGAACCGTAAGCAATATCGACGGTACGGTGCATGGCAAAGGTAAAAAGATCTTCTTTCCATGCAGAATCCATGATCGACAGCGGGCATATAACCAGCACACGGTTTACTTTCCCTTGGTTCATCAAGAAATCTGCTGCCCAGATCGCACTGGCTGTTTTGCCGGTGCCCTGTTCGTTGAAACAGAAGGCGCGTTTGTTGAGGGTTAGGAACGACGAAGTAGTTTTTTGGTGGGCAAACGGTTGGTGTTTACCCGTCCATTCGTACCGCCCTTCGATAGGAGACGGTGCGTTTATACCGAGGTTTTTGAGCACATGAGTTTCGTCAATACCCCAATTAACCACTACTTTGTTATCAGGTAGTGCTTTACTTTTAGGTATGACCTGCGTGACCTGTTGGTTATTGCGGAGCCTGAGTAGTAAGGCTTTGTTGTCTATGACTCTCATATCCCTTCCAATAAAAAGTGGGGCAGGGCCGTAAGGTTTGCCTACGCCGAGCATCCGGTTGAGGCCCACCATTACTGACGGGCCGTACCCCAAAACTGGTTGTGATGGCTGGTGAAATTGACGCCTTCAAACTCATCGCCACAACTAACGATGCGTGGGGGAGCGCACTTCATTTCACCCTTTCTTTAGCAAGGCTTAAGGATAACGCCTTGGGAGCAGTCGGATGCCATCACTCACCCGACCCCATATGCCCCCCACTATGAATAAGTCCCGTCTTCGGTCACACGGACGGGAACGTGCTAACTGGGAGAAAGGAGACCCCCTGACCTAAGCCAATAAATACAAAACAAACGCTACGAGATATATACCAGCAGCGACACTAACTCCAGCTAAAATACCTTTGACTTCCTCGCTCACTGCCTACGCCGTGGTCTGGCAGATGCTTTCTTCAAAGGCTTCTTACCATTACGACTACGGTTGGCGCTTTTACTTTCTACACGCACGCCGTCTTTGTTTGAACCACCACGGCTTAACAGCTTATTGTGACTTACGTCTTTGCCTTCACGTTTATCTGCCCGACCATCGTTGTTGGCATCGCGGCTCGTTCTGTCCATAGCTCGACGTGCACGTTGTCTTTCCATACGTGCCTCATGCGCCTTACTACCCACAGGAGGATTTTTCTGTTTCTTGCGGTCTGCTTTGTTCTTGTATGGCATCAGTTTCTTCCGTTGTGTGGACACTCAAGAACAGGACACCATGCTTTGCATAGCCCACTAGGATTTGGGTTCCACACATCGTTATCGAATGCAGCCCTCATACCTGCGTAGTTTCCCATCCACTTTGCCCACAGTTCCTTTTCATCTTCTGTGGTGTAACGATCCTTTATTAGATCATTGCTCACTACAAACAATAGCCCAGCCCGAACGGTCTCCACTTCGGGATAGTGCTTGAAGGTAGCCAAAGCCATAAGCTCCAGCTGTCCCTTGTCAGCATATCTTGCCGACTTGCCGGTCTTGTAGTCAATCACCCACGCTAACTTGTCATCACGATTTAAGATTAACAAGTCAGCTATCCCACGGAACCAAACATTCTTAGCAAAGAAACTACACGCTTCTAAGTCTTCGGTCAGTCCCATTTTTATTTCGCACAGCTTCTCACCTTTCTTGGCGTTCAGCGCATCCAAAGTTTTCTTAGCGTACGAAAACCTTGGGTCAAGCTCCCCACCGTCACGGATGTATGTTTCCGCAGCTTCGTGAAAAGCTGTTCCGTACAGTGTTGCCTCAGTCTCTTTGAACGGATACTGGTTAAGCACCTTTTCATGGTAGAACTGCTTAGGACACTGTTGAAATGCCTTAATCTTACTGAATGACCAAGGCGCTACGTTCAATCTTCATCATCCTCATCGTACACCTGTTCGAGACGCGCTTTATAATTTGCCCAGAAGATGTCATCACTAAGATCGAATTTGTCACTTACCTGCGCTATGTCAAACCGTAGCTTCGGAAACCTTCTGACAAACCTTTCTTTAGCACCATAAGCAGCTTCAATATGAGTGTATTTACCATCCATGAGCGGCGTACCTGTAAACAAGATAACGTAACTCATTCTCACGAACCACTTGCATAATATAAGTTACGTAACTCAGATATAAGTAGTGCCATAAGAGCTTGCTCAAATGTTATCTCTTTAGCGTTCATGGCTTCCCGTAAATATGTCGCATCCTCTATAACGGAATCAGCGGCATGAAGTCGATCCCGCTGGCTGATAGACAGTTCGTCCCACGGTGTAAATTCCATTACTCGCAATCTCCATATGATTTAGCCATACCACTCTCGCAGTCTAGTGGTAACCCTTCTGCCCACTCTGGCACATAGCGCATACACGCTTCGATGTACTCCTGACCCGCCTTCGCAGATTCCTTGGGTACACATACTACCACAGAGTCATGCACAGTTAACACTGGGCGATACTTCTTTGCTATTTTTAACATTTGTTCTGCAATAATACAACGTGCTAGTGCCTGACACACGTTCTCAATAACCTTGCCACCGTAGATCTTGGTTCGGCCTTTCCTTGTTTTGTATGTGTACTCAACACCGTAGCCAGTTTTAGTTCCTTCCAGATCTTCGTATTTCATAACCAGACCAGACGGTAACTTGATACCGTGTCTTTTACTCACCACTTCTATAACATCACGCTTTCCAAACGGTAATGACTCGCCACGCTCCATATACTGCAACGCATAGTTCGCATCGCGCCATAGATTTGAGATCTTCCAATTAGCGTCACGATAGATGTTAATAATACGCCGTGCTTCGTCCAGTTCTATGTCTGTACCGAACGTCTGTAGCTGTGCTTGAAACTTCACTGCCCCCATGCCGTAACCTGCACCGAGGATTGTAGTCTTACCAACAAACCGCTGTTCTTTTGTTACCTCATATTCTGCAACGCCGTAGATACGCGAAGCCATCTTCACATACACATCTTCTTTATCCGCAAAGGCTTGGGTCAGATCGTCTTGCTCTGCAAACCATGCCAATACTCGTGCTTCGATTTGCGAAGAGTCACAGTCCACTAGAACGTACCCATCAGGTGCGGTAATGCTACGCTTTAACTTCTTAGCATTCGGCCCACGGCTAGGTAGATTCTGGACGTTGACCTTATCGTCACCACCCCATCTGCCTGTATGCGCTGCGTAGTATTTTGTTGGAACTGGGAAAGTGCCACGTTTCGCTATATCTATGAACCGCTCAGTACGAGTTTCCTCCAAGGTACTTTTCAAGCCCAAACGTGCGTTAACAAGTGCCTGTACGTTGGAGTTCTCATGCGTTACAAGGCTCTTGAATCCTTCATCAGTTTTAGCGAACGCATAGGTATCTTTGCCTGTCGTGGGACTGACCTTCATGGGGGGTTCGACACCCGCATTTCTAAGCAGATCAGCAAACTTATCGCTACTCATCAGCTCTTTTTTGTCAGATACACCCGCTTCTGCTAACAAGTTATCCTTGAATCGTTTGATGTCATACAGGTTGTCCTCCAGTAGCTTGCAGTTCAAAACTAATATCGGTTCTATAAACATCCGCAACGTGCAGTCGATGACCCGCAACTCTTTCTTTGGAAACCCATTGCGTAAGAAGATGTTGAATAGCTTGTAGGTAAGCTCTACATCATTGATGCAGTAGTCCCCGTAACTATCCAACTCGTCCTCAGTAAAGTCTTCACGATGTTTACCCAACGCATCTAATACTTCTGTGCCCTTGACACCTATCTGATAGCGTTCGGATAGCGCTTTGAGACTTCCACTAACTTCCACCCCATGTAAAGCACGGGCGATACAAAGAGTATCGCAATAAACCCTAGCGCGAACAGAAAATAGCCAAGACAATATAGCGCCATCGAACATAGTGTTGTGAGCCAGCACCATGCTATTAGCCCAGTCAAACCCGTCAAGGTATTCTTGAAGTTCCTCGCGTGTTCCAGAAGCCCATTCCGTGTTGCCATTATTTACCTTTACTCCTACGCCCACGACCTCAAAACGCGGGTCACGGACGTATTCCTCTGTTGTTAACTTACTAAGAGAAAACTCTTTGTCGTAGTATGTCTCAAAGTCGAGTGTAATCAAATCCACTACACCCGCTCCCTCTCAGATATAGCTATAACAGCTTTACCTGTGGTTATGGGTATACGAACTATCGTGCCGCAGTCATCTATGGCTTGGTATCGCGCTTCTTCTTCGTTTTTCGCTTCCACTGCCACCTGCACTGAGATGGTCTCTTCGACGGTTACGTAGAAAGTCTTTAGCGGTTCTTTTTTATCCGTCATATAGGTTATCCCCCGAGACGTTTTATCTCAGCATCGACATAGAACTTAATCTTTCTTGCATCACGTAACATATCACTGTGTGACGATTGCCCATAACGATACGCAGCACGAAAGATCTCTCCGATCTGTGCGTTCATATTTTTGTGAGAGATAAGATCTTGGAGTTCTTTTGCTTCAGTAGGCAGTTCGTAGTAAGACGCAGTGCTTCCGTCACTAGTTACAGGTTCGTGTTTGTCGTCCTGTACCAGTGTTTGTGGTAACTCGTTTATAAGATCCTGCCTGCTATCGTTTGCATATTTGGGTGTGGGAGGGTGTGAAAGCTCAAGTGCAGTAACCCCAGCATCATTCACCACACGCTTAAATGTACGGGCGCTGGTTTCAAAGGGATCGCTCGTCGCC